CTCAGCGGTAGCTGTGTCATGTTCCTCGATGATGAAGTAAGGCACTGCCTCTGGTGCTGTGTCTTTGAGGTTGGCAACTATCTCGGCAACTCTGTGGGGTCTGTTTAGTGTTGGTATTAGGACTGCAATCATGCTAAAACTCTATCCCAAAACTTAGTCTTGGAGCCAATGACAAGCTCTCTCAATACTTGTGGATCACGCCAATTAGGAACCGATGTAATGCCAGCCAGCTCGTTAGTGTGTACCTGGCAATCTGACAGGACTGCCTCGATGACAGCCCTCGGCTCGGCATCAAAGCCGTTTGGTAAAAATACAAAGTGTTCGGCTCGGCTCATGGTTTCTAGCACCTCGGCCCTTGGCTTGTCCGTCATCATCACTAGCGGTATGCCCTGTTGATCTGCCCAAACCTGAGCCTCAACTGGACCCTTCTGGGGGTGCATCCTTGCAGCCCACAAAGCAAAGGACTCTTTTGGCTTTTGAGTTATCTCTGTGATGTCTAGGGGTGCAGTGACCCAGGTGCTTGACTTAGGTGTTGTCCACTCAAGCTCTAACTCCAAGTGTCTAGGTGTCCGGCAGATAAGGGTTGAAGCAGAACTAAGCAACTCAGCTCTTTCCTCAGTTCTTGTTTGCAAGTGATGGACAGCAACAACAGGCTTTCGCCTAGCAAGCTGTGTCATGGCAAAAGGGCTTAGTAGGTCTGTGCCAGTTATGACTATCTTGTCAAACTCTAGGGCTTGCTTCCAGTTCTCTGGGGTAATGATTGTGTAATCAGTTGGAGCATCTGTTAGCAGGGTTTGGTCGGTCATCTCTGCCCCACCGATTAGCTTGCCGTCTGGGTCTGGTAGGTGGTGAGATAACCAGGCAATCACTTGAGTAGTTTCTTTAGCACCGGCATCCAGTTCTCTTGCCAGACTTTCTCGTGGTCATAATTCTGAGCAAACTCGACTGCCTTTTGTGACTTGACCTTGCCCTTGGCATAAGCCTGTTCTAATGCTTCTACTATCTCTGGCACCGAAGGGATTGTCCAGAATGAGTGCTGGGCTGGATCGTAGAGTGGCTGACCTGCTACTGCCCAACCATCCCCGACTAGCTCAGGACTGGCAGCAAACTTGCTTACAATAACTGGCACACCACAAGCTTGAGCCTCGACTGTTGGAATACCAAAGCCCTCGCCATAGCTTGTAGCGAGCATTACATCCCAGCTTGAGTAGATCCCTGCAAGCGTAGATTGTGGCATTCCGTAGCGGTAAGCAAGTGGGTCAGGGAAGGTCATGTTATCTACTGGGATGCCTAGCAACTGACCTAGTGCCATAAGGTTCCAGCCATGAGGTGAGCTTGCGTCTGCGTGAATGTAAAGCATTGCGTCTGGGTGCTTGCGACAAAACATTGCAAAGGCCATCATGTTCTCTGAATAGGCTTTGCGGTGCAAGATACCTGATGCCTTGTTAGCAGCGTTCATGCCAACTACAAAGCGACCATTCTCAAAGCCCATGTATTTGTCAACTGGCAAGCCGTCAATCTTGTCTGTGAACTTGAATACCTTGGTGTCAATGCTGTGAGGAATGTAGTGCCCCTCAACCCCTGCCTTGTTGATCTGCTCTAGTCCAAACTTGCTCATAGCAAGAGGCGTGACATTCTCTTTTTGTAGCCACTTCAAGACTCCTGGTGGAATTGGATTGTGGTCAACAGGTGTCCAGCTTGCAATAGGGATAGTGTCAAAGCCCTTAGCGTTTAGAACCCAGACATCGTAAAGGGTAATCATTAGATCAGGCTGGTCAGCGTTTAGGGCTTTCCAATGCTTGTGATGAGCTGGGGTCACATCGTTTGAGTAGGCTTCTGAGCCTCTGGCATAGATTGGAATCTCGCCGTACTCAGTGTGGTAGATCGTGTTGATGCCTTCATGTCCATAGTTAGACAGAGATGCAACATTGGCACCATCACGCTTTAGAAGTTTGACTAGTGCATCGGTAGCTTGGCCGTATCCGGTTGGCTGTCCTGGCGAGTTGCTAAAGACAGATACAGTGCCCTTTAGTTTTCTTTTGGTCTTGCTCATGTAGGTTTCTCCCTTTGTTGCCATAATCCTAGCAAAAGACAAGCCCCAAGCGAACCTACACGCTTGGGGCTTGTCAGCTTATTTAGCTAGGGCTAATTACTTACCCTGGTAGAAACCGATATGGCTAGAAATCGTCAATCCGCCATCGACACGCATCAAACCACGATAGGTTACGGTGTCATTTGCAAAAGCGTAATCGGTTGACTGATCGACTCTTACGCCGCCGGCAACTCTAATTTTGAAACTCGGTAAGTGCCCAAAAAGTACCGACTTAGCGGCGGTACCTACGGCTGCAACATTCGGGTTTTCGTACACTGGGTAGCCAAGCAAAGTTGCTGGCTGTCCAACAACTGCGTTGTCGGTCCAGATGTAAGCACCTGACTCATCCTTTAGCTTACGAGCGGCTGCAATACCGGTCTTGCTCATCTGGAAACCAAGTCCAGGTAGAACACGAGCACCATCAGCGATGCCGTAAACCAGGTCAATCAAGTCCTCGTATGAAGCAGCGAAGTTGGTAGCGGTTCCACGAACTACTGATCCAGCAGCAGCAGATAGCTTTGTGGTTAGAACATCGTTGACCTTTAGACCAAGTGAAGTTCCAAGCTGCTGTGCAATGTAGTTTGTAATGTTGAACCCTGCATCGCTCACTAGTTCTTGTGCGATTTGGCACAAAGCTCCGTATTTCTCAGCTCCTAGTGTGATTGAAGCAAAGGTTGGGTTGCTCTCAGAGATAGCTGAACCTGCTGCTACTGAACCAGATGTAGAGGTTGCAGTCACAGTTGGGATAACTAGGTTCTCACCAGAGGCTGTGTTGAATACCTCAGACACAGTTAGCATTGGGCCAACTAGCTGGGCGATTGCAAACACCTGGTCGTAGAAGCTCTGTCCAACAGTGTTCGAGCTTGGAACTAGAGTGCGGTTCTCACGAGCGAACTCGTGTCCACGAATCTCACCCATAGCGATTGAGCGAAGGATGTCAGCGTCAGAGTTTTCTGGTGCTGATGTTGATGGTGAGAACGAAGCTGCTGCCTCGGCTGCACGAGCCTCACGCTCAGAGATTGAGCGAGCGGTTGAGATAGCTGTGTCGGCTGAGTCAATGTCAGCTTCGATACGGGCAATCTTCTGGTTTTCTTCTGCTGATAGACCACGCTTTTCAGCCTCTGCGAAGTCTAGGACTTCTCTCGCCTGAGCGATGAGGTTGTTGCGAGCATCTATCTGTGACTTGATAAAGTCTGACATGATTCTCCTGTTAGTTAGTTGATTAGGGTTTCCTGCGGTGCTGACACTCAACAGACACAGCGGTGCTTACACTCAACTGCTACTCACAAGTTTATAGGCAGAAAAAAACCCCAGCTCAGGAAGGGGGCCGAGCTGGGGTAAAGAAACTAGTTAGCGAGTTTCTTTTGCGTCAACAACCCTAACTTCTTTGGCTGGATTGTTTGCGTTTGTGTTGTCTAGCTCCCAGACTGCCTGAGCAAAGTCATCGGCTAGATCTCTAATGATACCTGTTGATGGGTTGCCGGCTGCCTTTAGTAGGGCTGCTTTGATTTCATCTTTGGTTGCCATGATTAGATCCTTTTCAGTAGTAGGTCAAATTGCTTTTTCTTTAGGTCCAGCAAGTCAAGTCCGTTGTCAATAACTTCCTCAACACCTGGATTGGCTTTTAGCTTGTTGACTACCTCAGTAATCAAGTTTGCGTTTTCCTCATCTAGTTCCTCACCGGACTCTAGCTTTAGCAAAGCATCGGCAAGCTGGTCAGGGTTGATGGTTGGCTGTGAGCGTACCTGAGCTGTTGTTGCTTCATAGGCTGGGAAGCTCACGATTGACACCTCAAATAGTCTGACTGAATCTAGGGTGCGAGTCTGGCCATCTCTGCTCCAAGTGTCTTTGATTACATTGAAACCAAAGCTCATAGAATCGATTACCTTTGTGCGAAGAAGCTCGGCAACGTCTTTTCCTCGGCTGGTCTGTGGCAAAGTAGCTGTGACCTTTAGGCCTCGGTCATCCTCGACAAGTTGCATGGTGCCGCCTCTTAGTGAGGCAAGTGGCTCACCGCTGTCGTGGTTCCAAAGTAGCTTTACCTCATTGCGAGATTGTAGGGAACGCTTGAAAGCACCAGGGGCAACATACTCAATGAAGCCACCAAGGTCTTGTGATGGGCTGTTGAATACAGA